TCAACATCCTTGCTGAATCCGCTCCGAAGGAGGTGCCACTACCGTGGTAGACATGACACAAGCTGCAATGGACCAGATCAACTCCCTCGCGCACTTCGGTGTGATGGGGATGCACTGGGGCGTCCGCAAGGGCACTGAGAAGGTGCAAGGCGACAAGTGGGGTGTTCGTAAGTCCGGCGACGGCAGCATCCAGGCTCGATCGACACAGTCATTTTCTGCACGCCGCGCCCAGCGATGGGCTCGAGGCGCAGAGACGAGTGCCTACCACAAGGTCTACCGTCGCGCAGCCGGCAAGATCCGCAAGGGTACCCGTTTGCTAAACAACGACCCGCGCTTCAAGGGCCAGGACTTCCGCAAGGACTCCCCGACCCGCAAGTCGTACTACAGCGAGTATCAGAAGATGGTCACCGACCAGCTGAATGCCGCTGCGGTCTTCAAGGGGCAGAGCCCCAACAAGAAGATGGAGCTCCACTTCACCTTCGACATGAAGACTGACTCGAGGCCGAAGGCCACCGTTCGTCTGACCGACACTCGCAACAGTCGGAAGGATCGCAAGGCCGCTGCTCGTGGCGTTCGAAGCTTCAAGCACAGCGACCTCGGCGCCAACGAACTCGAAGTCAACCTGACCTGGGACGACATGGGGTTCATCACCGACATGGACATGCCCGAACCCTCGATGGCCCAGGACGCGATGGAGCTCGTCAACTCCCTGGCCCACTTCGGCAAGCTGGGGATGCGTTGGGGTCATCGAAAGAACGAGTCCAGCGGTTCCGCGCACATGCTCCTGGACCCTGCGACTGGTGAGATCTCCAAGGGGGTCTACCAGATCGGTAGCACCAAGGATCACGTGAACGCGCGCGAGGCTGCTCTCAACCCGATGCACGGGATGACGAACAAGGATCTCGAGACGGTCATCAAGCGGATGAACCTGGAGAAGCAGTACCGGGAACTCACCGCCGAGAAGTCGAACTTCGACAAGGGCAACGCCCAGGTGAAGAAGATCCTGACCTACACGAAGACCGCACAAGAGGTCCACGCGCTCTACAACAGCCCCATGGGTAAGTCGGCCGCTGCGATCCTTGTCGGTGCGATGAGCAAGGGCAAGTACAAGCCGAGGCGCGCAGTAACGCCATAATGGAAGGGGGTGAGCACGGTGCTTTCCAACACAGCAACACCGACGTACTACGGAAAGTTCCGTGCCGCCGTCATGCGCTCCGAGATCCCCGTCAGCATTGAAGTCGGCTTGGAGATGAACCGCATTGACCGGCTGATAGCTGATCCTCACTACTACTACGATGACAAAGCCATTGACGGGTTCATCGCTTATTGTGAGAACGAGCTAACACTCACTGATGGAGGTGATCTGCATCTACTCGACTCATTCAAGTTGTGGGCCGAGTCCCTGCTTTCCTGGTTCTACTTCGTCGAACGGAGCGTTTACGTTCCCGCGACCGAGGATCGGCAAGGCCACTTCGTAACGAAGAAAGTCAAGAAGCGACTCAAGAACAAGCAGTACTTGATTGTCGCTCGTGGTGGCGCAAAGTCGATGTATGCCTCGTGCATCCAGAACTACTTCTTGAACGTCAACACCGCGACGACCCACCAGATCACTACTGCTCCAACCATGAAGCAGGCAGACGAGGTGATGTCGCCGATCAGGACGTCAGTCACGCGCGCACGAGGACCCCTCTTCAAGTTCCTAACTGAAGGCTCTCTCCAGAGCACATCGGGGTCCAGAGTCAACCGCGCTAAGTTGGCTTCCACCAAGAAGGGCGTAGAGAACTTCCTGACGGGTTCGCTCGTCGAGGTCCGCCCGATGTCGATCAACAAACTGCAGGGTCTTCGACCTTTCTGTTCCACAGTCGACGAATGGCTATCTGGCGATGTCCGTGAGGATGTCATCGGCGCTATCGAGCAAGGCGCTTCCAAGTTGGACGACTACGTGATTGTGGCGATCAGCTCTGAGGGTACGGTCCGTAACGGCAGTGGCGACACTGTCAAAATGGAGCTAAGTATGATCCTCCGAGATGACCCCGACGCTTTCGACAACGTCTCCATCTGGTGGTACAAACTCGACAGCGTTGCAGAAGTCAACAATCCTGAGATGTGGCCGAAGGCACAACCGAACATCGGGCACACCGTCTCATACGAGGTTTACCAGCGTGATGTAGAGCGTGCAGAAGCGGCCCCCGCGGCCGCCAATGACATCCTCGCAAAGCGCTTCGGTATCCCCATGGAAGGGTTCACGTTCTTCTTCACGTATGAGGAAACCGAGCCGTTCAAACCGCAAAGATCTCGGCGCTTTGATGGATTGCGTTGCGCTATGGGCGCTGACCTTTCACAGGGCGATGACTTCTGTGCGTTCACCTTCCTCTTCCCGCTCAACAACGGAACTTTCGGGATCAAGACCCGGAGTTATATCTCGTCACGTACGTGGGAGGTCCTCCCCGCGGCTATGCGAATGAAGTACGACGAGTTCATCAAGGAAGGAAGCCTCATCGTTCTGCAAGGTACCATCCTTGACATGGACGAGGTCTACGAAGATCTTGATCGTCACATCCAAGAACGAGAGTACGATGTCTGTGCTTTCGGGTATGACCCCTACAACGCCAAGGAGTTCGTAGCCCGATGGGCGGAAGAGAACACGCCTTACGGCATCGAGAAGGTCATCCAGGGCGCTCGCACTGAGTCGGTTCCTCTCGGGGAACTGAAGCATCTCAGTGAACAACACGCTCTGATCTTCGACGAGCAACTCATGAAGTTTGCGATGGGCAACTCCATCGTGATCGAGGACACAAACGGCAACCGGAAGCTTCTGAAGCGCCGGCAAGACGCCAAGATTGACAACGTCGCAGCCATGATGGACGCGTTCGTTGCTTACAAGCTCAACAAGGATGCATTCGAATGACAAGGAAAGGAGGTGAGTATGGCTAATACCACAATAGGCGGCAAACTTCGGCATGCATGGAACGCGTTCCGAAGCGATGAAGCAAACCCCCGTTCACGGCAAGGTCTGGGTCCGGGCTACGGACTTCGGAACGACCGCATTCGGATGCGAGTGACGAACGAACGCTCGATCATCGCAGCGATCTACAACCGTATTGGGATTGACGTGGCATCGGTATCGATGTACCATATCCGTCTCGACGACAACGATCGCTACATCGAGACGATCAAGAGCTACCTCAACAACTGTCTGACCATCGAAGCAAACATCGACCAGGCAGCGAGTGCGTTCCGACAGGATATTGCGATGACGCTCTTTGATAAGGGTGTCTTGGCGATTGTGCCTGTCGATACGACGTTGAACCCGAACATCACAAGCGGATACGATATTCTCTCGATGCGAATCGGAGAGATCGTCGAGTGGTTCCCCCGAAAGGTCAGGGTCCGTCTGTACGACGAGAACGATGGTCAGTTCAAGGACATCATCGTTGACAAGTCGACAGTCGCGATCATCGAGAACCCGCTATATTCCGTCATGAACGAGCGCAACTCGACCCTCCAGAGGCTCATCGCCAAACTCAACATGCTCGACTCGGTTGACGAGCAGACCAGTTCCGGGAAGTTGGATCTCATCATCCAGCTGCCATACGTGATCAGGTCTGACACTCGTCGACAGCAGGCGAACGATCGGCGACAGGCTCTCGAGGACCAGCTGAAGGATTCCAAGTACGGCATCGGCTATGCCGACGGCACCGAAAAGATCACCCAGCTGAATCGCCCTGTAGAGAACAACCTCCTCAAGCAGGTCGAGTACCTGACTGAGATGCTCTACGGACAGCTCGGCATCACGAAGGAAGTACTCGACGGAACCGCTGACGAAGCGACGATGTTGAACTACTACGGCCGCACGGTCGAACCCATCCTTCGTGCAATCTCGGAAGAGATGAAGCGGAAGTTCTTGACGAAGACCTCGCGCACGCAAGGCCAGTCGATCATGTACCTTCGCGATCCGTTCAAGTTGCTGTCGGTCGCTGCTCTGTCTGAGGCTGCTGATTCGTTGTCCCGCAACGAGATCACTGCTCCTGACGAGATTCGTCCGTACCTCGGCTTGAAGCCGCTGAACAGCGCAACGTCTGGTGTCCCTGGCAACAGGAACATGAGTGCCGGAGCGCCTGGTTCGCCGTCAACAGTTGATCCGTCAGCTGCTGATCCGAACGTCGACCCGACTGCCGATCCCACAGCGACTGATACTGCTGGGGCTTCAGACGAGGAGTCGCTGATGGCTAGCGTCTTTGCTGGTCTGAACGCAGACATCGACAACATTCTCAAGGGTGGTGGTGATGGGACAGGCTGAAGAATTCCTGGCGCATTACGCCGATGAGAAGTACAACCCGCAGAAGGCGCATGACTACTACATGCGGGTTCGAAAGCTCAAAGGCCGCAAGCCCGCACATGCGCAAGCACACACCTCTGGGGCATCACGCCTGAAGAAAGTCGAAACCTCCAAGATTGCGTCGGCCCGAAAGAAGGCGGCTCACGAGCGGAAGCAGATCCAAGACAAGCTCAAGGCTTGGCTGAACACCAAGGATCTGGCAAACCCGGCAACCGTCAACCTGAAGGTACAGGCGTTCGAAACCAAGAACCAAAAGCAGGCCGCTTCTATGGACCTCGGTAAGGTTGCGAACGATCTGAAGAACGCCGTCGCAAAAGCTGAAGCTACCTACAAGCGTGAGTTGAAGAAGCTTCGCGCCAAACGCTGATACGAAAGGATCAAAATGGCAGTAACAAAGCCTGACTTCAGCGGATGGGCCACCAAGAATGACCTCGAATGCTCTGACGGCCGCACGATCCGTGCAAACGCCTTCAAGGTGAACGATGGTTTCACGGTCCCTCTGCTGTGGCAACACGGCCACAACGACCCCGAGAACGTTCTCGGACACGCCCTTCTCCAGAACCGGCCCGAAGGCGTCTACGCCTACGCATGGTTCAACGAGACCGAACGCGGCCAGGTCGCAAAGCAGCTCGTCGCACACGGAGACATCAACATGCTCTCCATCTTCGCGAACAAGCTCATCCAGAAGGGCAAGGACGTTCTCCACGGTGCAATCCGTGAGCTCAGCCTCGTCATCTCTGGCGCGAACCCCGGCGCCTACATCGACAACATCCTCTTGCAGCACGGTGATGACTTCACCCCTGTCGAGTCGGAGGCTGTCATCTACACCGGCTTGTTCATCGAGCACGCCGACTTCTCAGGGGAAGTCAACGTCTGGCAGCAGCCCGACTTCTCCGACGACCCCGAAGGAGCCTCCATGGCACACGCAGAAGGGGACAAGTCGATCCAGGACATCCTGGATACCTTCAATCCCGAACAGAAGGACGTCCTTCTGTACATGATCGAGGAGACCCTCAAGGGCGCCCCGACTGTGCAGCACTCGGACGATGACAGCGACGACGAAGACCTCGACGAGGACGACGCCGACGAGACCGACGACACCGACGACTCCACCGACGGTGACAACATCCAGCACGCCAACCAGGAAGGAAATCCCGTGCGCAACGTCTTCATGAACCACAACCAGGACACCGCTCAGCAGAGCCAGGGTGTCACGCTCTCCCACGCCCAGATGCTCACCATCGTCGAGGACTTCAAGAAGTCCGGCTCCTTCAAGGGCGCCTTCCTCGCGCACGCCGGCGAGTTCGGCATCACCAACATGGAGGACGTCCTCTTCCCCGACGCTCGCGTCACCTCCAACGAGCCGGAGCTCATCACCCGCCGGATGGCCTGGGTCTCCAAGGTCATCGATGGCTGCGTCCACTCCCCGTTCTCGCGGGTCAAGTGCGTCGTCGCCGACATCACCGCCGAGCAGGCCCGTGCCCGTGGGTACGTCAAGGGCAAGTTCAAGAAGGAGATGCTCCTGAAGGTCCTCAAGCGGGTCACTGGCCCGAAGACCTTCTACATCAAGGCCAAGCTGGACCGCGATGACATCACCGACATCACGGACATGGACGTCGTGGCCTGGATGAAGAAGCAGATGCGTCTGCTCTTCCTCGAGGAGACCGCACGCGCGATCCTGCTGTCCGACGGCCGGGCCATCGACGACGAGGACAAGATCGACGAGGAGCACATCCGCCCGATCATCAAGGAGAACTCGCTGTTCGCCCACCAGGTCGTCTACGACAAGGTCGCTTCTGCGGCTGCCGGCGACACCTTCGTGGACGCCATGCTGCGCGCTCGGAACGACTACAAGGGCTCCGGCGCTCCGACCTTCTTCACGACCAACGAGCAGCACGTCGCGATGCTGCTGCTCAAGGACGACAACAAGCGTCGGCTCTACAACTCGGATGCCGAGCTGTGCGCCGCGCTGAACGTCTCCGAGATCGTCGAGGTCGAGCCGATGGAGCAGATTCCGCACCTGCTCGGCGTCATCGTCAACCTGACCGACTACACCATCGGTGCCGACAAGGGCGGAGAGGTCAACTTCTTCGACGACTTCGACATCGACTACAACCAGCTCAAGTACCTGTACGAGAGCCGGCTGTCCGGTGCCCTGACCAAGCCCAAGTCGGCCCTGGTCATCTGGGAGGTCGGCCACGTTCCGACCGTCGAGTCCGTCGAGGACATGCTCCCGACCCCGGTTGTGCCCCCGGTCGGCGGCTGATCACGGCCCATGGCAAGGTACCGTGGTCTGATCGGCTTCGGTGAATCCACGGAAACTGCACCTGGAGTGTGGCGCGACACCATCACAGAACTTCCATATTCTGGCGATGTGCTAAGCGCCGCACTCCAGACGGAGTCCAGTGACAAAGTCAACACCGACCGAGTCATTGACAACTCCATCAGTGTCATAGGAAACGCCTACGCTTTTGAGCACCTCCTTGCCATTCGCTACATCATGTGGGCGGGGGAACGCTGGACGATTTCTCATATCGATCTGAAGCGCCCCCGCCTCATCTTGCGGATGGGAGGTGTGTACGATGGCCCGACGCCTCCAGCTCCAGAGCCTCCTGCAGGCACTGACTGATCCCGCGTTGCCCGTCTACTTCGAGCCCCCTACCAGCGACAAGATGTCATATCCTTGCATCACGTACGAACGTGACTTCGAGAAGACGTCTCATGCTGACAACCAGCCCTACGCGCGCAGGAAGCGATATTTGGTGACCGTGATCGACCGAGACCCTGACAGTCTCATCCCGGACATGGTGGCAGATCTCCCTTCAAGCTCGTTCAACAGGGGTTTCAAGACCGAAGGCCTCAACCACAGCATTTACACCCTGTTCTACTGAAAGGAACACAATGAGCAAGCTCGTCTGGGATGCCACTGGCACCCGCAAGTTCGAGAACGGCGTCGAGAAGGGCGTCCTCTACCCGCAGAACGCGTTGGGCCTCTACCCGCTGGGCGTTGCTTGGAGCGGTCTGACGACCGTCACCGAGAAGCCCTCCGGCGCCGAGTCCAACAAGCAGTACGCGGACAACCGCGTCTACGCCAACCTGATCTCCGCAGAGGAGTTCGCCGCCACCATCGAGGCGTTCTACTCGCCGGTCGAGTTCGATGCCTGCGACGGCACCGCAACCCCGTACCCCGGTGTCAGCGTCGGTCAGCAGCCCCGGAAGCCCTTCGGGTTCTGCTACAAGACCAAGATCGGCAACGACATCGACCCCGACCTCGGCTACAACCTGCACGTCGTCTACGGCGCCATGGCTGCTCCCTCGGAGCGTGCCTACACGACCATCAACGACTCGCCGGAACTGACGGCCCTCAGCTGGGACCTCTCGACCGACAAGGTCGACATCCCCGGCCTCAAGCCGTCCGCCATCATCACCATCGATTCCACGGCGACCGATCCGGTCAAGCTCGCGGCCCTCGAACTGGTGCTATACGGCGATGTCGCAGTCGACCCGCGCCTGCCCCTCCCGGCGGAACTGTTCGGCCTGATCGGAACCGTCCTCACCGACGCCACTCCGGTTGCTCCGACCTACGTCCAGGGCACGCACACCGTCACGATCCCGGTCACCGCCGGCATCGACTACCAGGTCGACGGCGTCACCAAGGTCGCCGGTGCTCTCGTCATCACGAAGACCACCACGGTCATCGCGGTCCCGAAGGCCACCTACAAGCTGGCCGCCGGCGTCGACGACGACTGGACGTTCATCTACTGATCCGTCCCTGAAAGGAGACCAGAGAATGCTAACCATCACAGTCCCCGCAATCGAAGGCTACAACGATGCAACAGAAGTGTTCGTCGAACTCGAGCCCGCGGTTGTCCTGACCCTGGAGCATTCTCTGGTCTCCTTGTCAAAATGGGAGGAGCTTCACGAGAAGCCCTTCCTTAACGATGACGAACGGACTGACGAGGAAGCGCTTACCTACATCCGGTGCATGCTCTTGACACCCGATATTCCTCAGTCAGTTCTCGACAGACTCTCTCAAAAGAACCACGACGACATCGGCGAGTACATCTGCAAGAAGATGACTGCTACGTGGTTCGCAAAGTCGATTGGTCCGGCAAGTCGAGAAATCATCACTGCCGAGATCATCTACTACTGGATGTTCACCCTGAGCGTCCCGATGGAGTGCCAGTATTGGCATCTCAACAAACTGTTGACACAGATTCGTGTCTGTAACGAGAAGCAATCTCCGAAGAAGCGGATGTCTCGTCGTGACACACTGGCTCAACAGAAGGCCATCAACGAGGCACGCCGTGCGAAGTTCGGAAACCAAGGCTAGAAGGGAGGCATCATGACACAACTTGTTTGGCGTGTAGCGGGCGATCGTCGATTCGAAGCAGGACTCGATCGTGGGGTTCTGTACCCACCGACCGGCAACGGCGTGGTCTGGAACGGCCTCACCTCTGTCAAGGAGAATTCCCCAGGTGGCGACGTCACGTCCTACTACATGGACGGAGTCCGCTACCTCAACATCGTCGGGTTCGAGGAGTTCGATGCGGTGCTCGAGGGTTTCTCTTGCCCCGACGAGTTCTTGGACCTGCAAGGCATGCCCTCAAACGGCAAGGGGTTGTTCTTCACTGCACAGCCCCACAAACCTTTCGGTCTCTCGTACCGGACCGGTCTCGGCAATGATCTTGTCGGTGTTGACTACGGCTACAAGCTGCACGTGGTCTACAACGCCATATCTGAGAGCGCCGGAAAGTCGTACGAGACAATGGGCGACTCCCCGAGTCCGATCAAGTCGACTTGGAACATTGCGACGGTCCCCGTTGCGATCACTGGGCGTCGACCGACCGCGCATCTCATCATCGATTCCACGAAGGCTTCCCTCGCTGCGATGACCGCCGTCGAGAACATCCTCTATGGGACTGCCGGAACCAATCCGCGCATCCCCACGGTGGTTGAACTTCTCGCCCTTCTCGTCTAGGAGCTCTCATGACCAAACTTGTGTGGGATCAATCGGGTCTACGCGGATTCGAGATCGGCGTGACAAAGGCCGTTCTATATCCTGTGGGAAGTTCTCCATTGGTTTGGAACGGTCTTCTCTCCGTGAAAGACAACTCTGTTGGTGGAAAGAGCACTTCATATTTCATCGACGGGCAGCGCTTCATGACAGACATCTCGCCAGAGGCTTTCACTGCCGGAGTAGAGGCTTATATCTACCCGGACGCTCTCACACAAGGTCCATTCGGTATGACGTATGTCACACAGCTCGGTAACGACCTGGATGGCACAGCTCATGGTTACCAGATTCATCTCTTGTACAATGTGCTTGCGTCATATTCTGAGAAGAACTACCAGAGTTCTGGATCTAAGTCCGAGACGACAACCTTTGGTTGGGATCTTGCCACGACCCCCGTGAAGATCGACGGAATGTTCCCGACCGCGCATCTCATCATCGATTCTACGAAGACTCGTCCCGGATTGCTCGCTGACTTTGAGGCGATCCTTTACGGGACGGCTGGTACTGCTCCGCGTCTACCAACGCCAGCAGAAACCATATTCTTCTTCGATGACTGGTGCATCGTCAGGATCACAGACAACGGGGATGGCACTTGGACTGCGACTGGACCTGACAGCATCATCACGATGTTGGATGCGAACAACTTCCAGATCGCATACGAGACTGCCATATTTGTCGACGCAGACAACTACACGATCAGTTCTTACTAACCCGAGGAGGGTCAATGGCTACAATCACCGGCATGACTTCCGCGGCAATGGCGCTGATCGCGAACGCTTCGATCGTCTCTGCCAGACTTGTTGGCACGAACCTTGTGTTGACAACTCGGGGCGGAACCGACATCAACGTCGGTAATGTGCAGGGTATCCAGGGGATTCAAGGCCCTGTCTGGGTTCCTAACGCTGGAGGTGTGCAAACAGCTACTGATAGTTGGGATACGATCCTCACACAAGGTCTGCATCCGAATCTAGTTCTTGGATCGCAGCCTCAAGGACCTGGTACGCCTGTCTACTACTACGTGACGAACTACACATACGGCGGGTCTGGTGGGAACAGGACGCAAGTCGCTATCCCCTACTCATCCACCGATGTCTACCCGATAGTCATGCGCAGTCGATATGCTGGTGTCTGGTCGGTCTGGAGTCTTTCGACACCAGTGCAGGCACGCCTGAAGATGACGAAAACCACAGTCGGCCATAATGCGGCCGGATCTGCCTATACGGCTGATACGTGGAACAGACTCTCTGGTACGACGTTGACATACGCCACCGGGATGTCTGCCGACACAGCCACTGGGATCGTCACAGTTGGTACCGCTGGTAACTACGACATTTTGTACCAGAATCGTTTCCAGAGTTACGGTTCTGTGTATGACCGGACGATAGCCATCGTCAAGGGCTCTGTACAACCAGACGCCACAGGGTCAAACGTGCTTGGTTCGGTCCTAGTCAGTTCTTCTGGCTGGTTGGTTCTACAGGCGAATGCCCAAGACATACCGCTGCTAGCAACCGACACGGTCACGTTCTGGATTCGATCGACAACGGGATCGACAATGAACGCCGCCAGTACAGCAGTCGCGGGTTGGACGTTCGCCACACTAACTCGTAGAAGTTAACAACGGAAGGGACCTCATGATCACATTCTCGGCCAAAGGTTCCTTCAAGAACTTCGAGACGTACTTGACGAAGAATCGGAAGAGTTCCATATTCTCGATCCTCGACAAGTTGGGTCGCGCGGGCCAAAACGCGCTGGCGTCAGCCACTCCGGCGGCTACTGGATTGACTGCCAACTCATGGACGTATGAGGTGAATGAGTCGGGGGGCGTCTACTCAATTACGTGGAGTAACTCCCACACTGTTGACGGCGTCCCCATCGCCATCCTCTTGCAGTACGGTCACGGCACGGGCACGGGTGGATACGTGGCTGGTCGAGATTACATCAACCCAGCATTGAAGCCCATATTCGACAAGATCTCTACGGATGTATGGAAGGTGGTGACCGCATGAGTGGAAACATCGACGAGAAAGTCGTAGTCGCCAAGTTCGACAATGCCATGTTCGAGAAGAACGTGCAGCAAACCCTCACATCCCTTGATGGCTTGAAGAAGGGGATGGACCTCAGCAAAGCGACCAAGAGCCTCGGAGATCTGGACTCTGCTGGAAAGCATTTCTCACTCGCGGGAATCGCAACAGGGGTAGACACAATCGCCCAGAAGTTCAATGCGATGAGCGTCGTCGCAGTCACCGCCCTTGCGACCATCACCAATCAGGCGGTAGTACTTGGTCAGAAGATGGCGTCCGGCTTCATGCAGCCGATGCAGGCCGGCTTCGCCGAGTACGAGAACAAGATGCAGACCGTTCAGACGATGCAGGCCAACACTGGCGCGTCGATGAAGCGCATCAACAAGACCCTCCAGCAGATGGCAGACTACGCCAACCTGACGGTCTACAGTTTCGGTGACATGGCCCAGAACATGGGTCTATTCACTGCCGCTGGTGTAAAACTCGAGCCCGCGATGAAGGCCATCATGGGTATCGGTAACCTTGCAGCAATGTCTGGCTCGAGTAGTCAGCAGGCGGCAACCGCGATGTACCAGCTCTCGCAGGCACTTGCGTCGGGTACGGTCCGCCTCATGGACTGGAACTCCGTGCAGAACGCTGGCATGGGTGGCAAGGTCTTCCAGAACGCTCTGGTCCGCACTGCCTCTCTGCACGACAAGACGGTCTCCGGGATGATCAAGAAGGAAGGAAGCTTCCGTGAGTCCCTCAAGAGCGGATGGCTGACCTCCAAGGTCCTGACAGACACTCTGAACCAGATGACCGGCACCATGTCCAAGAAGCAGATCGAGGCCCAGGGTTACACGAAGAAGCAGGCCAAAGCGATCTGGGACATGGGTAACAAGGCTCAAGAAGCAGCCACGAAGGTCAAGACCTTCTCTCAGTTGCTTGAGACCATCAGTTCGAACAACGCTACCGGTTGGGCAAACTCCTGGCAGATCGTGATCGGTGATCTCAAAGAGGCGCGAGCGCTCTTCTCTGAGATGAACGACAAGGTCGGCAAGTTGATGTCTCGCTCTACCGACTCTCGGAACGACCAGTTGCAGACGTGGAAAGACCTGGGTGGCCGTAAGGCGATCGTCGATGGTCTGCGAAACGCGTTCAACGCCCTCATGAGGGTCGTCGATCCAATCGTAAAGGCGTTCGGTGAGGTCTTCCCGCCTTCCCTGGGGAAGAATCTGTACGCCCTGTCGGTTGGGTTCCGAAACTTCACAGCGGGATTGGTGCTGAGCAAGGACCAGAGCAAGGGCGTTCATGACGCCTTCGTCGGGATCTTCTCAACCATCAAAATAGGAGTAGACATCCTCTCCGGAATTGGTCAAGTTGTCGGCAACGGCCTTGGCAAATTGTGGGATCTGCTTTCTTCCCTGGGCGGTTTCGTCACGCCCGTTGTGACCTTCTTCTCTTCGGTGACTGCTGGCGGTAATGCTGCGGCAGACGCATCGGACGGGATCTCGAAGTTCTTCTACTTCATCACTCAGATGCAGAACGGGATCTTCGAACCCATCATTGCGAAGTTGAAGGAGCTCGCTGCAGGCTTCGATGAGTTCCTGAACAAGGGCGATCTCGCAGCGGACTTCCGAGCGAAGATGGCTCCTGTCATCGCGTTCTTCGACCAGCTCCGATCCAACGTAGTAACTGATGTGTCGACCGCTCTGAATGGTCTGCCAGGCGCTGTAAGTGGTGCTTGGAACTGGATCATCGGGGCAGTCAAGAACGTCTGGGACTTCTGCACCAAGGCCGGTTCTGCGCTGAAGGATGCGTTCTCTGGTATCGGTGGTGCTCTTACAGAGGGCATGAAACACATCGATCTGGCGACCGTCCTAAACATCATCAACACGGGTCTCTTCGCCGCCATGACGATCGGGATCATCAAGTTCGCCAAGGGCTTCAAGGGCTTCTTCAGCGGGATCTCTGATGCGATTGAGGGGCTCACCAAGACCCTCTCCGCCATGCAGAACAACCTGAAGGCTGGCTCGATCATGGCGATCGCCGGTGCAATCCTGCTCCTCGCAGGTGCCGTACTGGTTCTGTCTCTCGTAAAGCCTGAGAACCTTCTGGCCTCCATCGCTGCTCTGGGTGCACTCTTCGCGGAGTTGCTCGGATCGATGGCCATATTCCAGAAGATCGCTGGTGATAAGGGAATCAAGGAGATGCCGATCATCTCGGCGTCGTTGGTCATGCTTGCTGGTGCATTGCGCATCCTCGCTGGCGCGGCGCTTATTCTCGGCGGAATGGATCAGGACAAGATGGTCCAAGGTCTGATTGCCGTGACGATCCTCCTAGGTCTGCTCGTTGCTGCCGCTGAGGCGCTCAACGGGCTTGACGCGGACTTCGTTGCGACAGCTGGATCGATGATCCTCATTGCGGGCGCACTTGCGGCACTTGCTGGTGTCGTTGCCATATTTGCGGTCATGCCTCTTCCGGCCCTTGCACAGGGTCTTGGAGCTGTGACTGCGATGCTGGCTCTGATGGTCGGCTCCGCTGTGGTCCTGTCGAAGTTCGCCAAAGAGATGGCAATGTCTGCTGTTGGAATGCTGGCTATGGCGGCTGCTCTCGGGCTGTTGGCCAATGTGGTGATTGTCCTCGGACTGTTGCCGCTTGCTATCTTGCAACAGGGGTTCATCTCTGTCGGCATCCTGATGGCGCTACTTGTCGGCGCTGCTGTTCTGCTGTCGAAGTTCGCTCCAGACATGGTGCTCTCGGCGGTTGGTCTGATGGCCATGGCTGCTGCTATCGGACTCATGGTCAACGCGGTAGTCATATTGGGCATGCTCCCGATGGACAAGTTGATCCAGGGGTTCATCGCAGTTGCAGCACTGATGGCGGTTCTCGTTGGAGCAGCAATGCTCATGACGACAGCTCTCCCCGGTGCTGTAGCAATGCTGGCCGTGGCTGGTTCGCTGCTTATCCTGACGTTCGCCGTGATGCTGTTGGCAGCGATTCCGATGGCAAACATCGTGACTGCGTTGTTCGCCCTCATGGGGGCGATCATCATGTTCGCGTTCGCAGCAGCGATGTTGACACCCGTTATTCCGTCAATGCTGGCTCTGGCTGGCGGTTTGGCCCTCATGGGTTTGGCTGTCCTGGCTGTCGGCGCCGGAATGATGTTGCTTGCCGTGTCTACTGCCCTGCTTGGTCCCGCTCTCCAGCTTCTGGCTGTTGGGTTGACTGCGCTTGGGCAGAACCTTGGCACGATGGGTAATGCAATGTTGGTGCTTGCAGGCCTTGGTGTTGCGCTTGGGATATTTGCCGTCGGTGCTGCATTGGCCGGCGGTGCGTTCATCATCCTGGGCATGGGTCTACTCATGGCTGCCGCAGGGCTTCTGGCTCTCGGTTTTGCTAGCATCATCGCGGTCACGGGACTTGCGAGTTTCGTGATGGGTGTTCAGCAGGTATTCCCCCTCATGGGAAATATCGCGCTGCTGGGTGCTGCACTTCTGGCATTCGGCGCTGGCGCTATCGTTGCTGGGATTGGCATGATCCTTGTTGGTACAGGTGCGATGATGATGGCCGCCGGTCTCATGATGCTCAACGTAGCCGCCGCAGGCGGTGTCGAAAGCATCGGATTGATCGTTGGTGCATTCACCGCTCTGGGCTGGCAGATCCCCGCAATGCTCGGTGTAGGTGCGGCTTTGGTCGTGCTAGGCGCAGGCGCTCTGGCTCTCGGAGCTGGAGTTCTGTTGCTCGGCTCGGGTGTCGCTCTACTCGGAAGCGGAATGCTGTTGTTGGGTGTCGGTGCGAACCTTGCAGCAGGGGCCGTTCAGATGATCGTCGATGCGTTCGGAAAGCTTGCTCCTGTGAAGGACCAGGCAGTTGGCGTCGCCGGTTCTGTCAACACGATGTCGGGATCGTTCACAACTCTGTCTGGGGCTATTGGTGCGGCTGACATAGCCATCAGTGTCCTCCAGGCGGGCATGAACGATATTTCGAGCAAGGTCTCGTCGACGGGGAGAAGCATTGAGAGCGCTACGGGGCTCTTCAAGAGTTTCGCCTCATCGGTGGACAGCTCGATGACGACGGCAACGACGAAGGCAGGAACGAGCGTCGACAAGTTCGTCAAGACCGTAAGTACGAAGCTCAAGGACTCGTCCAAGGACTTCAAGACGGCCGGCAAGTCTGTCGGCAAGGCAATCGACGATGGTCTGGTATCTGGGATGAACGACCACACAGGTCCTGTATATTCCAAGGCTCGAGAGATCATCCGCACTGCGATCAACGAGATGAAGAAAGAAGCCGATAGCCATTCGCCGTCCAAGGAAACCGCCAAGATCGGTGGATGGATGAGCGACGGGCTTGGTAACGGCATGACCGACAACATCAAGGTGGTTGAACGAGCTGCAACTGGAGTCGCTGGAGGGGCCATCTCGGCCCTGAAGAAGGCTCTTGAGCAGGCATCGACACTCAGTGTCTCTGAGATGGACATGACTCCGACCATTCGGCCGGTGTTGGATCTGTCTGCTGTGAAGAAGGACGCAAACACGCTGTCTTCTGTTCTTGGCATGCCGTCTATCCCGGTCCGTGACGCATATTCTGCGGCTGCGAGCATCTTGGAGAACCGTCAGGCCGCCGAACAGGCTGCTGCTGTTGCTGCTGAACCACAGGTTGTACAGCAGACTGATGTGTCTGTGACGCAGAACAACTACTCACCGAAGGCGCTCACGCCAATCGAGATCTACCGTCAGACCAACAACGTGGTCGCTAAGCTGAAGGGATAGAGGATGATAACACAAGTAAACGTCACCAACGACCGTGGCACTGTGCTGCAACTTCCGCTCTCCGGCGTAGGCCTCACGTACCCGGTCAAGGATATTTCGGGTCTCGGCCCTGGCAAAGCGACGTTGGACGCAGGCAAGTATGGGACGGCGCTAACAAGCGACGATTTTCGGGGTTACCAGGGTGAGAGGCGGAACATCGTCCTCACTCTGGGCCTCGAGCCCAACTACGCAACCCAGACAGTAGCGAGCATCAGGAAGGCTCTATATTCCTGGTTCACCCCACTGTCGTACGTCAAGTTGGAGTTCGTCTCCGATGACATGGCGACAGTCCAGATCGCAGGCTGGGTTGAGTCCGCAGAGCCATCCATATTTGCACAGGAACCGGACATGCAGATTTCGATCATCTGTCCGATCGGTTACTTCACCGATCCTGTGCTGAAGACGGCCAGCGGCGCCGGAACAGCGGACACCACGACACGGATCACAGTTCCCTACAATGGAACGATCCGCAACGGGTTCCTTCTGGAACTCACGTTGACTTCGCCCATGAAGTACTTCGTCATCAGCAACAACTCGACAACGGACGAGGTTCTCTCGATCGTATATTCGTCGACGACGGACATGCCAGGAGCAAGCACAGCAAAGGTGTCGACAATCCCTGGTAGCAAGTACGCAGTCTCATATTCTGCGTCCTGGGCCGGGGGGCAGTTGTCACTTCTCAGCTACATCGATCCGGCGAACGACACTTGGCCGCTCCTTCGCAAGGGGGATAACCTCTTCTCGGTTCGCGTCGCGTCTGGTGAAGTCATTTCCTACACGCTCAAGTATTACGAGTTGTATGGAGGTCTGTGATGCAAGATCTCTTCATACTAGACCCCACCAACTTCATGCGGATCGCCGTTCTCGACGATTACGTGTCGCTTGTCTGGGCAGAACGGTTCGCTGAGATCGGGGATTTCACGCTCACAGTGAACTTCACAAAGACGTACCAAACGCTGTTGAAGAATGGCGTCATGCTGTCTCTCGGCCCGAACGACTACGTGGATGATGGTTACGCAGCACTCACGGGCGTCGAAGAAGTGATGATTATCGAGAAGACGGAAGTAAAAGATGACGATGGTGGCGGAACGCTGCTTATCCTGACTGGCAGGTCTCTCCTGTCTGTTCTTGAGAAGCGGGTCACTGGCCCTGCTTTGACGCCATCTGGATCTGCCTACGACAACGGCGCAGCAACAACCGCCGATGCTGTGGCTATTCAACTCGTCACCGACTCGTGTGGGGCCACAAGCCCTCTTTCGAGTAATGACGTCATCCCGAACTTGAACTTTGGCCAGAAGGGAACCACGATGTACGTCGTTGACCTGACAATCAAGGTTGGACAGCTTTATGAGAAGATCAAAGAACTCGCTGACGCTTATGACTTTGGGTTTGCTCTCAGGATCAAACGCGTCCCGGATTCCTTCTCCTCTAACGGCATATCCAACTTCAACGTCTGGTTCACAACGCGATTGGGGACGAATCGGTCGATACAACCGAACCCTTTGACCATCGATCGAGAGCCAGTTCTGTTCTCTGCAGATCTTGGAACTATTGACCAACTCGACGAGATCAGTTCCATCACGGAGTACTACAACGCGGCCTATGTCTATGGTAAGGACAAGGCTGTGATCGTTGAGGATTCAGAAGGACCATTTACCGGATGGGCTCGAAAGGTGCTCTACGTCGACGCCAGCGATCTTACTGGTACAACGACGAGTGTCACCGATAAGTTGACCAACCGGGGTCTCATCGCCCTCAAGAAGCAGAAGGTCACTAACGCAATTGACGGCGTAGTTCCTGATGACAGTGTCTACAAGCTCGGCGTCCATTACTACTTGGGCGATTACGTGCAGGTGCGCAGTCGCACGGGAACGAAGTACGTCATGCAGGTCATGGAGTATGTCCGCTCTTTCGATGCGAATGGATCGAGAGGATATCCTACTCTGACCGCGACCGACAAGACGTTTGGCGGAGGTTTCATTGGCATCCCACTTCCCGGTGGTGGTAGTGGTGGAATCACGCTTCCAATCGTCCCTCCGAAGTACATTTAACATGACTATCGGAACTTACCAAGGCCATAGCAGCCACCCCCTAGCCGCCACTACCTGATATGGACACGTCCTTGAACACGATAGAGCTAGTCGTAACCATAATCGCTTCGTTCATAGCGTCTTCTGGTTTCTGGGCCCTCATCATGAGGGTTCTTGACAAGAAGAGCGCTACCACGCAGTTGATTCTCGGCCTCGCCCACAACCAAATTGTCACGCTCGGAATGCAGTACATCGAACGCGGTATGATCACTGCTGACGAGTATGAGGACTTCGTGAAGTACCTCTACAAGCCTTACGCCGCTCATGGCGGCAACGGGCTTGCCGAACGTGTCATGAAGGACATCGAGCAGTTGCCAATCTGTACCGGAACCATTGTCTCCCCGAAAGGAAAACCGTATGTCCCAAGTCCCTTCTGTATCGACCCCGTCAACCCCGATCTTTCTGCTGGGCGACGGAGTGTATGACGTCCTCAAGTGGATCGTCGCGATCGTCCTTCCGGCGCTCGGAACGGCCTACTACGGCCTCGCCATGCTGTGGCACTGGCCCTTTGTGACTGAGGTGAGCGGCACCATCCTGCTGATCACCGCGCTTCTCGGCACAGTCCTGGGCGTCAGTTCCGCCGGTTACAAGAAGACCGACGGCGACGGCACGATGACGATCAACTCGGCAGACCCCTACAGCGGTGTTGCCACCTTCGCCTTCAACTCCGATCCCACTCTCAAGAACGGTCGGCACGTCCAACTGAAGGTTGTGGACGAGAGTTCGCAGTAAAAACACGGGCTATAGTGAGAAAACCCTCTTGAAAGGAGATACCTCGTGTTTCACCGCAAACCGAAGGAACCAACCCCGCTTGAAAAGGCCATCGACGCACTTGTCGAAGAACTGGACACAGTGACGGGTGACTCCAAGGAATACACAGCGATGTCCAAGAACATCGTCGAGCTCCACAAAGCCAAGTACGCCATCCCGGCAGAAAAGTCGAAGTTGAGCCCCGACGTCGTCCTGACCGTCGCTGCCAACCTTGCTGGCATCCTCCTGATCCTGAACTACGAACAAGTTCACGCCGCAACCTCCAAGGCAATGGGATTCATCCTGAAGCCTCGCGTGTCCTGACCGACACATCCACACAGAGAATTCGAACGAGGGAGGGCCTGCTAACCACAGGCCTTCTCTTTTTCGACGCGGTTACTACGATTACTCCTAAAATTTGCCCGCGGGGTATTTTTGGCTCAAAGTCGCTCGATTTACATGGGCTATAGTGAGAACCCACCGAAAGGAACCACAATGGATGACACCATCCTCACCAGTTTGAAACGTGCTCGCCGCATGCTCATCATCCGGTATGAAGAT